CGCATATCAAAAAAGCCATCGAGAAGCATGCTATTGCCGATTATCCAAGAGAGTGCTGTGGCGTGATCATCGCCGATGGTAACAAGCAAAAATACATCCCTTGCAGAAACATTGCGGAGAACAACCTTGATTTTAGACTCTCGGCAGAAGACTACGCATCTGCCGAAGATGTAGGTAAAGTTCTGTCAATTGTTCACTCACACATCGATCGTGATGCTTACCCATCTGAAGCTGACAAAGTAAGTTGTGAGCAAACAGGTATTCCATGGCACATCGTATCGGTCAGCTGTGATGCTGGCGATTCAGAACCATCAGTTAGGCAATGGCACAGTTTTGAGCCGACAGGATATAAAGCTCCATTGGTTGGGCGAGAGTTCTTCCATGGTTCTCTGGATTGCTACGGTCTAATCCGTGACTTTTATTCACGAGAGATGAATATAGAAATCCCTGACTTCGATCGTGAAGATTTCTGGTGGCAGAGAAAGGATGCGCCAGAACTGTATTTGGATAACTTTGAAAAAGCTGGATTCTATCAAATTGATGATGCACCGAAATTTGGTGATGTTGTTTTGATGCAATATCGGAGTGACAAAACCAATCACGGCGGTGTTTATATTGGTAATTGCAGCTTAAAAACCCAATCCGACTTACATCAAGTGCCAAACGCATTACTTCACCACCCAATGCCGAGATTATCAGAAAGAGTTGTTTACTCTGGTTACTGGCAGGACATCACAAGAATGATAGTGAGGCACAAAGATGCAAAATGAAACACCTAGAACAGTGCGCCTTTATGGAAAACTCGGCGCAAAGTTTGGACGTGTTCACCGGTTTGTGTGCAACTCTCCGGCAGAAGCTGTGGCCGCTCTATCTTCAATGATTCCCGGATTCAAGCAAGAGATGATGGAGAGTCGAGATCATGGCGTTGATTACGCCGTATTCATTGGAAAAGAAAATATCACCGAAGAATGCTTGGATGCGCCTGCCGGCGGCAAAGATATTCGAATCGCCCCGATTATTTCCGGATCAGGGCGAGGCTTTCAGGTTATTGCTGGTGTCGCGCTCATGGTTGCATCAATTTGGTATCCACCACTATTTGCGCCCGGCTTGGCTCTTGCGGTCGGCGGTGCAGTGCAGTACATGGTCAAAGTGCCTGACGGAAACACAGGCACAGAATCAGCAGACAACGGCGCATCATACAACTTCAACGGACCAGTGAACGTCACGGCGCAGGGCAACCCCATCCCGGTGCTATATGGCGAGCTAATTACTGGCTCAGTAACCGTTTCTGGCGACATGTATTCTGAGGCTCAGCAATGATAAAAACAGAACCAAGAAAAGGCGGCTTTAAGGTTTTCGGCTCTGGTGGCGGCGGCAAGTCTGGTGGAAGCTCTCGCACGCCAGTTGAAACTCCAGACAGCCTGCACAATATTTCTTACGCGGCTATTCTCGATGTGATTTCCAATGGTGAAGTTTATGGCCCTGCGCATCCAAGTCAGCCACTTCGTGATATCTATCTCGATGGAACACCAATCCAAAACGAAGATGGGTCACTGAACTTTCAGAGCGTTGAGTCAGATTACCGCGTGGGGACAATCGACCAAGAGCACATCGCAGGATTCCCCGCGTCTGTCAGCGTGATATCCGTTGGAACAGAGATCACCACGTCAACGCCGTGGACTCAGCAGATCAACGGCTCTGAGCTTTCCGCAGTCCGCGTAAGCATCAACGTACCTCAATTGCTGCAAACGTATGACTCTGGTGACAATGCCGGTGACCGCGTTGGGTACAAAGTTGAATACGCGATTGATATTTCAAGCGGTGGCGGTGCGTTTGAAAACGTGATCACCACCAGCTTTAACGGAAAGACGGTGAACGGGTACACGCGAACTCACCGAATTGAACTGCCTTCAGGAAATTCATTCTGGACGGTCCGAGTCCGCAGGATTACGGCAGAATCAACCGGGACCACAATACAGGATGCAATCTATCTTGATTCGTATGCGGAAGTAATCGACGGAAAGTTTCGCCATCCGATGACGGCGATGATCGGTGTAAAGATTGATGCGGAGCAATTCCAAAGCATTCCGACCAGAGCGTACCACTGGAAGGGCCGCATTATTCGCGTTCCTTCGAATTACGACCCTGAGGCGCGCGCCTATTCCGGCGTGTGGGATGGTACATTCAAAAATGCATACAGCAATAACCCTGCTTGGGTTTTTTACGACATGCTTACCAATACGCTTTTTGGCCTCGGAGAGTATATCAATGCTGCATCAGTCGATCGTTATGCTCTATACCAAATTGGTGCGTATTGCGATCAGATGGTCGATGATGGACAAGGAGGTCTAGAGCCAAGATTTGTCTGCAACTGCTACATTCAGTCGGCACAAGACGCGCTCCGCGTCCTTAACGACTTGTCCAGCGTATTCCGTGGAATGGCTTACTGGTCTGATAGCCAAGTAGTTCCAGTGGCTGACATGCCAAGCGATCCGATTTACAACTACGCAAACGCCAACGTCATTGACGGAAAATTCGAATATGCCGGAACCGATTTAAAAACACGCAAAACGGTTGCGCTCGTATCGTGGAATGATCCGTCTAACTTCTACAAGTCAAAAGTTGAAGTTGTTGAAGATTCAGACGGGATCGCCAGGTATGGAATCCGTAAAACGGAAGTCATCGCTTTTGGTTGTACGTCACGAGGCCAAGCGCAGCGAATCGGGCTTTATCTTCTCTATACGTCAAGAATGGAAACTGGCACTGTCGCGTTTAGTGTCGGCCTTGATGGTATTATTCCACAGCCGGGCTCTATCATTAAAATTGCCGACAGAAACCGCGCTGGCAGGCATATCGGAGGGCGAATTAGCCAATCCGGTGCAAACTTCATCGTCACCGATCGGGATCACCCTGCCAAGATTGGCGACACGATTAACGTCAACCTTCCTTCAGGCGCCAATGAGTCAAGGCTTGTTTCTGGCATTGATGGGAGAAAAATAACCGTCGATTCGGATTTCTCTTCTGAACCGTCAAAGCAGTCAGTTTGGTCGATAGACGCCGATGACTTGGTTACGCAACAAGCTCGCGTTATTTCCGTGTCTGAATCTGATGGCATTCAATATGATGTCAACTGCGTATTTCACCACCCTGGTAAGTTTGCGGCGATTGATAATGGCGTGAGACTCGACCCGCTGACGGTATCCGTCGTGCCGCCAAGAACGCAAAATGCGCCGACCAACATTCAGATCGCGCAATTCAACACATTCAAGCAGGGAACCACGCGCCAGAATGCAGAGATTACTTGGGACGCTCCCGAGTATGCGGTGCAGTATGATGTGCAATGGAGGCGTGACAACGGAGATTGGGTGTCAGTTGCTCGCACCGGTACGCGCACAATTCAATTGAGCGACATCTTTGCCGGTGAGTACATTGTAAGGGTTCGAGCGATTAACTCGCTCGATGTGCCATCGTTGTGGGCCTACTCGTCTGCGACTCAGCTTGATGGAGTTATCGGTGCTCCACCAGTGCTTGTTAATTTCACTGCTACTGGCCAAGTGATGGCTATTACGCTGGAATGGTCTTATCCAGATGCAGCAAACATCATTAGCCAGGTGGAAATCCGAGCCAGTCTTAACAATGATTTTTCGGCCAGCTATCCTCTGACATTCGCAGCTTACCCGGCAACAACATTTACCGTTAATGGCCTAGGTTATGGAACTGAAATGTGGTTTTGGGCTCGGCTGATTGACAAAAATGGGCTTGCTGGCGAGTGGACGCCGCTGTCTACCGGCGCAGGAACCTACGGCAAGTCATCAGAAAGCGCCAGCGACATCCTTGATTATCTTCAAGGACAGATCAGCGAAAGCGAATTGGCGCAAAGTCTTGCCGACCAGATAACCGCTGGAGCGGAAGCTGGCGCAGCTGTCGAAGAGTTAACAACAATCGTTAATAACCTAGAAGATGGATTAACGGCAAATTGGCAGGTTAAAACCGAAGTTAGACAAGACGGCAAAGTAGTCCAAGCTGGCGTAGGTTTGGGCGCGTCAATCGGTGAGGATGGAACAACAAGATCTGAATTTCTTGTTATGGCCGACACGGTTGGTTTTCTTAACACCATTGATGGCGAAATCCACGCGCCGTTTATTTTCGATACAGTCAATGACACTGCGATTTTGAACGCCGCGATTATTGGTGATGCGACGATAGATTTTGCGAAGATCAGCAACACCCTACAGTCAACAAATTACCAACAAGGTGCTATTGGCTGGAAAATTGATAAAAACGGTAATGTTGAGTTTAACGATGGCACATTCCGAGGAACGCTAGAAGGTGTTGACGGCAACTTCACAGGGACTGTTTATGCACAAAAAATTGTAGGTGACGTGTATTCGTCGATTGTAAAACCCGTTAATGTGCAATCTATAACTCATGACTATGGTTACATAACTGCATCTTCAGCGTTCGTAAAAACAGATACTGCTCAACGCATCATTCAATGTTCAGGGATAAGTGCGGAGTTGTTTTCTTATGATTCTAGGTCTGTTTCTATTAATGTCAGGTTGAGAGTTGTCCAGAATGGTGTGACGTATTATTCTGATGTGGCAAGTTTCCAATACAGGGCACCTAGCCATAGCTGGAGCGACAACATATCGAACAATGAAGGTTCCATATTTGTCACAACTGGCACATTATCCGTGGTTTTACCTGCACACTGGAACCTGACAGATAATGTGTCGGTGACGTTGGAACATGCCGGAACCGTGAGTACATCTTGCAGTGTTACGGTGAGTGCGTCCAAAACAACTTTTGCTTCTCATCGTACAGGTGGGTTGTGGTGGTAATTAAAATGCACAAAGTAACGCCTCACAGTTAGGAACGTTCTCACTGTCTAACAACGGTGATTTATCTGTAACGCTAACAATTGAGTTAATATTGTCAGGCGTAGATCAAAATAACCCTGGAGGCTCTGTATTTGGTTCGCTTGAAACATTTGGAGCATTTGGAACAAAACGAGGCGATCAGTACATTGTTTCTGGTGATAATGGTGATGACTCCTTTCAAACTCAGGTAACAATTGCCGTTCAAGTTCCAGCTAACACCACTGGGACCCAGTCATTTAGAGGTTATTCCGACGGAACAGGAATCGCAACTAAGACCTTTATAGTTAGAGGTATTACTACTGAAAATGAGTGGTTTCCTCAATTGTTTTCCGATGGCGGAGATTTAAGTTAATGAAAACACCACAGCAAGAAATCACTGAAATGCTTCTGTCTAACGCTGGAAATCGACTAACCAACGAACTGATTGCCGGTCTACAGGCGAGGTTGTTTAAAATCTTAGAGCAACATTCTATCGGTCAAGAAAAGTGCATCGAGGAGAAAGAAGAATGCCATCAATCCAAGTAACAGGGATTCTTGAGGACCCAATCACAGGCGTTGAGTCTGATGCCGAGATTAGAATTATCTCGAAAATAAACTACGGTCAGACTACAAAGAACTCAGATAGCATCGCTGTATTGAGCTCATCTGGTGTTTATGATTTTCAGCTAGTTTATGGTAAGCACCTAATTGCTGTTAAAAGCAAAGATTCACAAGTGTTCACCAATATTGGTACCGTTGTTGTTGGTGACGGTTCGCCTAGCCCGATTGATATTATCAC